AGTCCTCGACAAGTTCGTCAACATTTGTCCTCTAGAGATGCCGAAGCAGAAGCTCAAGGAAAACCAGCCACTCGTGTAAGAGATTTAGCACCCATATATGATCGTCTATGGGGCATGCTTGAGGCAGCAGTTCCGCCTAGCTACCAAGGATTCTTTCAGGGTGATTTATTGTATATGGATACTCCTCCTTTGGAGTCTGGCAATTATGTGTTTACACCCAATACTATTGAATACAAGATCCCAGCCAACAGTGATGTAGGACAACGCATTGGCGCCAGTGAGGTGGGCATTGCCATGCACACCAAGTATGCTGAACCAGGTGCGGCCAAAGAACCCATTGGCAATTTTAAATTTAAAACAGTACCCGGGTTGTTGTTGTTGGAACCGGTGTATGCCAAAGAAAATGTGCGCCCAAACAAACAACTGGTACAGCAGGTCAAAGACATTTACAATACACAGGGCACCGCAATTGATCAACTGTTTGATCCTGCAGAACTCCGTGCGTTACAAATTACTGATTTACCTCGATTGTGCATAGACTACATTAATAGTCGTGTAGGATCTGGATTTGATAACTTGTTGGCACAATTTGGCCCATGGTTACAGCAACGAGTAACTCCTAAGAAATTTAAAAACATTGTGGAATATCTACAAAGTCCACGTAGCAATTTGGCAGGCATGGCTGCGGCATTCACAGCCTGGGGCCTGTTGCATGATGTCAAAATGGACATGTTACAACAATTGGATCTACAACATCCGGGTCAAGAGGGCTGGGTCATGGCCACCAATGCTGGTATGGCCAAGGCTGTGAATCGTCTTGCTGGAGGATTTACTGCGGCAAATCGTCAATTAAATAACCCAGAAACTACAGCTAACGCCTAATTTTTACTTCAAATGGTAAATAACAGTAGGCCCACAGTGGCCATACATTAAGGAGATTTATCATGGCATTTATTACCCCAGTATCAGGCGGATCACAACCAGTATTCGCAACCGACGTATTAAACGGACCAGTTGCTCAAGGCGCTAACATCGCTGCACAAGGCCCAGTTAACTTTGCAGGTCCAAAGTATGACTTTTTCACTGTAACAGCCAACGCTAGCGTTGCTGCACAAGGTGGCGTTAATCAGTACGTTGCAAACGTTATTCAAGCTGTTCAACAAACAGCTACAGTTGCTATTTTCCAAGTGGCATCTAATGCTACATCATTGAGCTTTGCTGTGTACCCAGCTGGTGCATACACAACTGCTACATTTGTTGCTGCTGTTCAAACAGCAAATACAGCATCTATTGGCGTTCCAACAGGTAACGTTACTAGTACAGCTTCGTTTACAAATCTTGCATAATTAAGTTTATTAATTTGCATAACACATTAAACCTGCTTCGGCAGGTTTTTTGTTGACTTTAATATGAGTCTGGCAATAATGACTTAAATACTCTATTATGATGGTTAGCAAAATAACAGAATTAACAGTTTTTGAAAGCCCAGATGGTGGTCGTACAGTTTATGCTCGCCAACCAGGAGCCACCAAACGAGAATTACACTATCAAGATCCTCAGCTACAACAGGAACTTAAAGATTTAGAAAATTCAAAACGTTGGGTTGAAATTTTTCAAGCTCGCAAAGACAACGCTGAACTTGATCACATGTGCGAACAAGTGGAAATACTCTATGAACTAGGTAAAAAACCCAAATGAAATTTGCTTGCCAAACTCTATTTGATATTACAGCCACTGGTGTTACAGGACACTGTAAACTTACTCGCATGCCATTTCAAGACCGTGCTGGACAATTAATACGTGACTCAGACTCGTGGAATCGCAGTCGTAATCAACAACGCAATTGGGAAACACTCACGCAAATATTGAGTTTACGAACACAATTGTTTGGCATAACAGAACCCATACAAGACCAGTCTGGCACACGTTGGATGTTTGAATTTGAAACTGAGTCTGATGGTATATATGGCCCAGAAGATGACCCTGTGTCGGTGTTACGGTCAGATGCCGAAGGTGTCCCTATGTTACGAGAACTCAATAACAATCCAGATATCACTTCATTTTTAGTAACTGCTGGCCCGAATCAGAATATTTGGTTTGCACCTATTTCCATAAATATATATATGATGGAGATAAACAATGGTTGAGCCAACTGATATTGAAAAGAAAAGCCTTGAAGCACACGTGGAACTATGTGCTGAAAGATACAATGCACTAGAAGATAAATTAGCATCTATGAGTGTAAATATTGCACATCTTTGCGATATGGTGTCAGAAGTCAAAGCCAGTGTTAGTAAATTAAGTGAAAAAAACACTGACCGATTAATTAACTGGGGAGTAGGAATCATTGGGTTCTTGATAGCCATAATTGGCTATATGCTTACAACCTACGTGGCCAAATGAAACCAGATCAAGATTTTGAACTTATGTTTCGTCAAGAATTTAAGGATATTGCTCCTAATTTAATTTGGCAAAACACAGATGGAACATATGAAGTATTTGACCGATATCGCATTGTTCCTTTGCGCCCAGGATATCAAGTATTTTGTGCCGCAACAGACGTGGGTATTTTTCACAGCACACGCACTGCATTGAGTTGGTGTATAGCCGATAAAAACCGTTCTTTTAACACCGCAAGAGAAATACTCACAACAGACAATAAATTAAATACATTAACACAAGATATTAACACCAGAGCTGCTGTTGGCGACCGCAGTAAAAATTCAGAGTTACGTGAAACTATTTTAACCAAGCTAGAAACTAAGATCATTAGGAAAAAGCTGTTAGAAAATCAACTGACCAAATGTGTAAACTGGGCTAAATATATACAACAACAAGGATTCGACAATGAAACTGCAAGAACTGGCCGTGGCCAACCCAACAAAACAAGCCGCTAAAGTATTCGAAAGTTACTTTGGTGGGCGTATCAAATTTGATACTTTAACCAAATCACAAGCTCGTGGATTGTTGGGGCGTGTACGCTCTTTGGTGGCCGAGCACCGCCGCACTCCTGCTTTTCATAGCAGTGAACAAAATCCCAATTACTTAAAGCTAGTGGTTATGGAACAGGCTTTGTCTAGTCGTGTCATGGAACAAGATCCAGCAATGGCTGCTCCAGTAGATGCACAAAAACAAAAAGCTATGATGGCAACTCAACAACAACAAAAGAAACGTCAAATCCAAGATGCTATCAAAGCCAAACAAGCTGAAATTGTAGAATTACAAAAAGCAATGAATGATCCAACTATGTCTTCAATGGCCATGGCCGAAGGTCGCCGCCAACGTCGTTTACGTGAAGCAAGTGAACTTCAACAAGCACAGGTTGTATTAGCAAGTCAAGACATGGTTGATCAAGTTCAAAAGATGAGTGAACAAGTCAGTGCTATGCAGTTTAAAGATTTGCCTGCATTGATTGATCAAATTAAAAATGAAGTTGGTGTTGACCAAGCAACTCAGTTCAATGGTGATGCCAGTGCTGCATTAAGTGGTCTGTTACAGAATTTACAAGGCGCCAAGCAACAACTAGAAGCCGCACTTGGTGTGGTAACAGGCCAGGCCCCAACTGTACCAGGTGAAGAACTTGCACCACCTCCAGGTAGTGAAGAAATGGACATCAACGCTGAGATTCCAACTCCAGACGGAGAAGAAGACATTGATGCCGAAATGGATGCAAACATTTCTCCAGCAGCTGGTCTAGGACGTGAACGTAGATAATGTTAATCCGCGAAGTAGCAGATCCCAACACACAACGACTGGCTGCATTAAGCCAGTTTTTGCTTGGCCGTAGTCAAGACGAATCTGCCAAAAAACAAATTAGCCAACAGGCATTTATTGAATTGGCTAAAAGTTTAGGGGTCAATGTTACTTTAACAAATTTAGCCGACATGATCAGCCAAGAACCACTTAGTAACATCTTAGAACCACTGGATCCACAATCCGGTGTAGTTAGTTTCAAAGGCGATACCGAAGCCGCAACTGGTATGAGTGTTGACCAAGCTCAGGCAGTAGTAGATTCCAATGCCAAAGCGGCAATGAAGCGCCGTCAATAACCAAATCCGTTGTAAATAATCAGGTAACGTGTTATAATACACAGAGGAGTATACAATGGCCTATTCAGAAAAAGTAATCGATCACTACGAAAATCCACGCAATGTGGGCAAAATGGAAATAGACGACACAGTAGGCACAGGCATGGTTGGTGCTCCAGCTTGTGGCGACGTAATGAAATTACAAATCAAAGTCAAAGACGGAGTAATAGTAGATGCAAAATTTAAAACATACGGCTGTGGTTCGGCGATTGCGTCCAGCTCGCTTGTCACAGAGTGGGTTAAGGGTAAAACGTTGGACGAGGCTGGCGCAATTAAGAATGCTGAAATTGCAGAGGAACTCGCACTCCCGCCGGTTAAGATTCATTGTTCGATCCTTGCGGAAGACGCTATTAAGGCTGCAGTAAATGATTACCGTAACAAGCACAGCCAGTAAACGAATTGTAACCAACTTGGCTCGACGCGGCCGAGGCATGGGTATCCGACTTGGCGTAAGAACCACAGGCTGCTCAGGGCTTGCGTATGTGTTAGAATATATAGATAGTGTAACCCCTGAAGACATTGCCTTTGAACAAGATGGATTTGTTATTGTTATTGATCCTAAAAGTTCAGCATATTTAGAAGGTCTTGAAATAGACTATGTTCGACAAGGCCTAAATGAAGGCTTTGAATTTACTAATCCTTTAGAAAAAGACCGCTGTGGATGCGGAGAAAGTTTTCGTGTATAACCCAAAATTTGCGTACCATGAATTGTCAAGAACTAGCGAAGAAGGTAAACGTTTATATTTAACCCCAGATGGTAGTCGAGTTCCCAGCGTCACAACTATCTTAGATAAAACTAAACCTGCAGAAAGCAAGGCCGCACTGGAACAATGGCGTAAAAACGTAGGACATGCAAAAGCACAACAGATTACCACAGAAGCTGCCAATCGTGGCACACGCATGCACACTTACCTGGAACATTATGTAAAAAATAATGAACTAAAAGAGCCAGGGACAAATCCATTTGGTTGGGCCAGTCATGCCATGGCACAAACTGTGATTGAAGATGGACTTGTAAATGTTGATGAATTTTGGGGTGTAGAGATTCCTTTGTACTTTCCAAAACTATACGCAGGCACTACAGATTGCGTAGGCATACACAAAAAAGACGAAAGTATTCTGGACTTTAAACAAACCAACAAGCCTAAGCGCCAAGAGTGGATTACTGACTACTATCTACAACTTGTAGCCTATGCACTAGCGCACAACGAAGTGTATGGAACTAACATACGCAAGGGTGTGGTGTTAATGTGCGTTAAGCCTCCTGTGGATGATATGGGTCGTCCACTAGAGCGCCCAAAATATCAAGAATTTACGCTGGAAAGCAAGGATTTTGACTATTGGGCCGACCAATGGTGGCGAAGATTAGAGCAGTACTACCTACAAGCCTAACCAGCTAAATACTGGATAGAATTCAAGGACAACACACGTGGCTATTGTACAAATCTCTCAAATTACAAACCGTAAAGGTTTACAGGAAAACTTACCACAGTTAGCTGGTGCCGAACTAGGTTGGTCAACCGACACACGACAATTATATATTGGTAATGGCACATTAGAAGACGGCGCCCCTGTAATTGGCAATACTGAAATCCTAACAGAATTCAGTGACATTTTAAATTTCACCAATACCTACACGTACAAAGGTGCAGCCGCAGGCTACACAGTAGAAACAGGGCCAACAGCTGGCGACCCAATAACATTAAGTTTACAAAGTTGGTTGGATCAATTTGCTAGTGTATTAGACTTTGGTGCAACAGGCGACGGAGTCACAGATGATACAGCTGCTATCAACCGTGCGCTAGAACAAATTTATTGTAGAGAAGTCAACCCGCAAATTAGACGAGGATTGTTTTTCCCAGCCGGTGTGTATCGTGTTACTAGTTCTATTAACATTCCACCTTATGCCACACTAACTGGTGAAGGCAGTGACAATTCTGTTATTACCATGGATGATGGTGTAGCAGATTATGTTGCTCGCACCGCAGATAGTTTACAAAATATAGGCAATAACATTGGTAATGCTGGTGCCACCCCTCCGACTTATATTACCATTACCAACATGGGATTTACACACTTGGATCCTATTGGCAGTGTATTCTTGGTTCAAGATGCTACCAACTGCCGTTTTCAAAATGTAGGGTTTCGTGGAACATCGGTCACTGCTGATTTAGATTCAGACGCCAATGGATCAATTGGTGTAAGTTTTGCCAGTACATCCAGTCTGGTATGCGAACAGATTACATTTGATGGGTGCGTGTTTTCAGGCTTGGTTTGGGGCATCAATACCAATCAACAAACAAAAGCAGTCACAGTTAGTACCAGTCAGTTTGATACTTTATACAGAGGTGTTGTTCTAGGAACCGCAGCCGTAACCAATGGTGGACCAACTGGTACACGCATCGTAGGCAACATGTTTAACAACATTTATGCTGAAGGAATTATATTTGGCAGCAATCTTGTGTTGGCTATCAACGCCAGCGGTCATAATATTTTCTATGACGTTGGAAATCATTTCACTGGATCCACAGGCACACCTGCCACTAGCATTATTAGCATACAAAGCGACAACAATATCAGCATTAGTGATCTGTTTGAACGAACTGATCCTTTTTCTGCCATCTATCCTAGAATTGCTCTCAATAATACACTTAGCATCGCAACTACCAACGGCGCTCAGTTAGCTGTCGGAACCTATGTACGTAATAGTGGAACTGAATATCCTATCATTAACAATAACACAAGCACTATATTTCAAATATCTATAAACACTGCCAAAGCATTTAGTGTCAACTACACAATTATAAGAGGATATGCATATCGTACAGGTACTATTATAGTTGCCGCCGATGTTGGTGATTCCAGTCTAGGAATTACCAGTAGCGAAGATTATGTAGAAAACAACGATACTGGAGTTACTTTGGAAGTTAGTCAAGCAGGCGATGTTGTTAGTTTTGATTACACTTCCAGTGATGCTGGCATCAACGCCACAATGAGCTATTCGGTTACATACCTAGCTTGAGTTGGCCCACTACATTTTCAGATAGGCTTGCTAGTTGGGCTCAATTACGAGACCACACCCAACACCTTCCTTTAGAGTTAGCCCTTAAAACAATTAACCAATGGTGGTTTAACACCCCTTGGCAACCATATTATCTGCATTGGGACGACCAAGCAGCTTGGCCAGACCCCTGGCAGCTTTTGAACGATAATGTCTATTGTGATCTTGCAAAAGCTCTTGGAATCGTGTATACTATAAGTCTGCTCGACCGCGTGGATATGGCGGATACAAAGCTGGTTTTAACTGAAGAAGGCGATAATTTAGTCCTAGTGGCAAAAGAAAAATATATACTTAATTGGATCCCTGACACTGTCGTAAATACCTTCCAAGAAGTGAAAATCAAAAAGCAGTTCAAGCAACAACCGATAAAATAGTAATACACAATTAGAACGAGAGTAGAATGACGCAAATTACAGTTGTAAAAAGAAGCGGCGTAAAAGAACCACTGCACATTGACAAGTGGCAAGCACAGGTCGCTAAGGTATGCCAAGGCATTGCCGACGTTAGTCAGAGCATGATAGAAATAAAAGCACAGTTGCATTTTTATGATGGTATCACCACACAAGAGATTGATGGTATAACATTACGTGCTATTGTAGATCTTATTGACATAGAAAGTAATCCAGATGTTGGACATACTAACTATCAATATGTTGCAGGCAAACAAAGATTATCCATGCTACGTAAAGATGTTTACGGCAGTTACGAGCCGCCACCTCTTTATGAAATTGTAAAGAAAAATGTAGCCACGGGTCTTTATACAGCAGAACTCCTTGAGTGGTACACCGAGGAAGACTGGAATCGTATGAATGACATGTTGGATCATGACAAGGATGAATTATACAGTTATGCGGCAATTGAACAACTTATTGAGAAGTATCTTGTACGCAATCGCGCTACAAAGGAGATCTATGAGACTCCACAAATTAGGTATATGGTCGCGGCCGCTACGGTCTTTCATAAAGAAGAACCTGGA